AATCTTTGTTATTGATGGCGTGGACTCTTGGTTTGAAGCCTGTATTTTGAAGGTCAATCCTAACCCTACTGTGGTCACAAAGATTATGCCTTTCCAATATGGTGCGCGAAACAAGACCTTCGAGCATTTGATGATGGCTATTTATCATCTTCCGTGTGATGTAATTTTCATCACGCACGAATCAGAAAAATATGTGGATAACTCACCCGTTGGTGTGCAACCAAAATGGCGTGATTGGGGCGGAAAACTTGAGCAAGAGATTCATTGTTACCGTAAAAAGGTAAAGGGTGAAATTCATTATATTGCTGAGTTGGTTGGAAGTCGAACCAACGGTAATCTTGTTGGGACGCAATTTACTACGAGACAAGGAACACCACCAAATATTATTTGGAACGGCATTCCTGAACTCCAACAAAATAGAATTTGAGGGATAACATGAAATTGAATGTTAATGCTAATGAATTAAAGGACGCTTTAGAAAATCTTCAGGTAAAGGGCAAGTATAATTCCAGAGGTGGATTAAAGTCTGGTAGTCTTGAAGATATTTTCTATATGTCTGCAAAAGATGGGAAGATTAACCTTTGGTCTGGTAACAATACATTTATTGTGAACATCAGTCTTGAAGCCGAAGTGGAATCATCCGGTGGCTATATTGGAAAGTCAGATGGCTTCATCTCTTTCCTAAAGCGTTTTGATGGTGATGTAAGGCTTGAGTTTGATGACTACATGATTATCAAAAGCGAAGGTCGTCAAGCATCACTACCTAGAATTACTGAATGGCCTCAGATGAATGCAATTACTCGAATGGGTGAAAGGCTATCTGATATTCCATATGCCTTAGACCCAGAAAAACTTCCGTCATTTGGTAAGGCAAACTTTGAAGGAGCCTTTGTGCTGACTTCAAATCAATTTAGTGACGTAATTACTTCGTGTGAACTAGTTAAAGAGGGAATCTATAAGATTGAGTTTAAGAAAGACTCTCTCGTATTCTCTTCTCAAATGTCCACAGAATCGAAGTTTTCACAAACTGTGGAACCTGCGTTTAGAACAGGCGACCCTGCCACTTTGGAGTATAGTGGTCCACTCCATAAGTTTTTCAAGAAAGACCAATTACTGACTTTTTATGTGCTAGACGATGCACCCTTGGTTATCATCGCTGATGACCGAAGGCTCGTTAAGGCTCCACATCAAGGTGTTTAAATGATTATCTGTAAAGCAGCAACAGGAAGACACATCTATAAATCATGGAGAGAAAACGGTGAAAAGAAGACTGAGTTAGTCGAATTTAGCCCATATTTCTATGTTGAAGATGCTCATCCTGAACCGAGGGAATATAAGATATCTAGGACTCTATCGCGTGAGTTTGAGTTTCAAAAGACTGACGCGATTAGTCTTGATAAAATACCTCTCAAGAAAGTGTTTGTTGATAAGTCTAACGACATTTATCGAGCAAAGGAAAGTTTCTCAAGGACTTGGGAAGCAGATGTTCCATACCATTTTCGTTATTGCGTTGATGAAATGGAGGAAATGCCTGAGTATAAGATGAGAAAATGGTATTGGGATATGGAATGGATGCCTAGTGGAGAATATAAAGATGTGATTACTGCAATCAGTCTTTATGATAACTTTACAGAAACATTCTATCTCTGGACTTGGTTCCCAGAAAAGAAAGAAGATTTTGGAGTTCCTAAGATTGAACAATATAAAAATGAGATGTATGTCTTTTCTTCTGAGAAAGAAATGCTTGAGAGTTTTACTCAAACAATGATTAAACAAGACCCTGATATGCTTATTGCTTGGTTTGGACTTAAGTTCGATTTGCCTGTTCTATTGAAGCGAATGTGTGCTAACGACCTCAACCCTCATATGCTCAGTCCTATTTATACCGTGGACGGCATCAAGAACCGTAAGGGAGGTTATGAATACGTTAAGGGAGAGAAAGGGTTCTCGCCAATTTCTCAGCCTATCAAGGGGCGCATAACTCTTAACTTAGACGTTGCTTTTGAGCGACAATGGAACGATTCTCAGCGAGGAACGTTACCTTCTCTGAGGTTGGACTATGTTTCAAATCTTTTGTTTGGTGAAGGTAAATCTTGGGAATCTAAGTTTGAAGGAGATGATTTCTATAATCGTGCTTGGCTAGAAGATACATACCACTATCTTCAGTATGCTCTCGTTGACGTAGAAATTCTTCGTAAGATTGATGAAACAAACTTCTGTAGTGAAGCAATTTTATCTCTACAAAGACTTCTTATTGCTCCGTTTGATGCGTGTTTCTTCGCATCTCACATGGGTTCTATTTACTTTATGCGTAACGCTTCTTGGAAAGCACCAACGGGTGTAAAGCCTGAAGAGCGACAAAAGTATGATGGTGCTATGATTTATGAACCAACATCAGAAGGAACGTATGGATTACATCTTAACGTAGCGGCTTTTGACTTTGCCGGTCTATATCCTTCTATGATGATTGCAAGAAATATTTCATGGGAAACTAAATCTGAAGAACCAACTGAATTCAAGGTCAACATAAAAACGCCCCGCGATTTCTCGCCGGTCATTGAGGAAGATATTCACTACTATAAAACGGACACGTTGGGACTTCTGCCTCGTTCAGTCCTAACTCTCAAAGACTTGCGAAATGAATATAAGCGACGTATGCGAGCCGCGCGTGACGCCGGAGATGATAACGAGTATCGAAAATGGTATAATAACCAAATGGCCACTAAGAGATTAATGGCTTCCTTTTATGGCATTGTTGCCTTTCAAGGATTTGGTTGGGCTGATGTAGATTTGGCTGCTTCAATCACAGCATCAGCAAGAGAAGCAATTAGAGAAGCAGCATTCGTAGCAAAGGAGATGAATTAAAATGCCCGGAATGAAAACAATAAAAGATAGAATTGAAGAACTCATTAAGACTTATGATGTAGGCGATGAATTTTTCACACGTGAATTTAAAGGGAAAGCGTTCGATGAGATGGGTAAATATACACCCCATACAAACGCTATCGCTTTGAGACTAAAAATGAGTCCTTATACGATAAGAATTGGAAAACAAACATGGAGGAGAATTGAATGAAACTAGATAATGAAAGCAGAATTAATTTATTGGAAGATAAAATCGAACAACTAACGCAAAGAATCAATCATCTCGAAGATGAAAGGGATGAACTTTATTCTATTGTGAAAGAAGTTATGACCCTCCGTGGTGCGGTAACTGAAATCCAAGAATTACATGAAGCACCTGCTATGAAATTTACACACTACACAGGAAAGAGGTGGTGGAAGTGACTACTGAATTAGAAAGACTTAGAAGGTTGGTGAACAACTTACCTGATAGTATTTGTCGCTGTTGTGGCGAATCAATGTGGACTACAGATGGTGTGGACTTTATGTGCGTATCTTGTGAAGAAACATTTACATGCGATTGGTGTGGTGAAGAAGAATGAAGGTAGTTTATGGTCACACAGATTCAATCTATGTTCAGATTGACGACATTGACCGTGCTTTATCTTCTATTAAAACAATCGAAGAAAAAGTAAGAGAAAGGTTCCCGAATGTTCTCGGTCTTGATGAACACCCCGTTGTTCTTGAATTTGAGAAATATTTTTCAGCATTGGGAGTCGGAGTAACTAAGAACCGTAACGCAGGTATGGTTTCTTGGGAAGACGGTGTTTTTCTAGACAAGCCAAAATTCACAATGACGGGCTTTGAGGCAAAGAGAGTTAGTGAAACTAAACTAGCAAAAGAAGTTCAAACGAAGGTGCTTCAAATGTGGGTTCAACAGGTATCTTTTAAAGATATCAACAAGTATCTATATGATATGTTTAGGTTTGTTAAGAACGGAGAAGTGCCTCTCAAGTCTATCATTAAGCGGTCCAGATTAAAGGAAGATAGGCTTTTAATTCGCTGCCCTGATTATGAATGTAGAAATAAGATGGTCCATCTTAGGGATAGCCTAACACAAACTTTCTGTGAGATTTGTGGAACTAATACGAATAAGTTTGTAACGAAGGAAGGTAAGAGGCCTTCAATTAAAGAAGGTATTGCGGGTCTAATCCATGCATGGGAGAGATACAACTTTTCATGGACGGATGCAGACTCTTACCATTTCCTAAAGGTGAACAGTTATGATAAGTTCACCCATCCTCTAACAAAGGAACAAAGACCTGTAACTTACTTATCTGCCCCGTCTGCTGAAGATTTTGAAGGCATCAAGCCAGATTACGATTTCTATGCGGAGCAGGTAGTTAAAAAGGCCGAGCCTGTCTATAAAGCGATGGGTTGGGATGCTAACCAAATAAGGGTTGGCGAACTAAAAACACTAGACGAATGGTGGTAAAATGGATAACGAAACTAAATATCAGACTGTAATCAAGTCAATGGATGAATACACATATGATTGGAACTCTGATTGGGCAGAAGACCCCTCTCAACCAATCTTGAAGATTACTAAATCATCTCTTGGTTCACACGATTGGTGTCCCAAGAAGTATGGTTTTAGTTATATTCAGAGACTTCCTCAAGACCAAACCGAAGCCATGCGTAAAGGAACTGTTGTGCATAATGCGCGTGAAGATTTCTTTAAGGACTTTGATATTAAGAAAGCAGAAGGGATGACTAGTGAAGAACTTCAATCTTACTGTGAAAGTCTTCATCCTATTGATGATTATGTGGACATTTACTTGACTATGGCGGCAGCAGAAGCACAAAGGTTCCAAGAAGCAAAAGACGAAGGAAAGGTGGATGAGTTTATTCCGATTGTGAATGAAGGACTATTTGATGCAGAAATTACTTTCCGCGCAAATCAAAGTAAGAAGTTTCCTCTTCAGCGTGACTATAAACTCCATCTTCAAGGAATCATTGACCGAGTATTTAGAGAAGGTAATGCTCTAATTCCTTTGGAGTTAAAGACAGGACCGTGGAAAGATTGGAAGACCACCTCAATGAGAAAAGAAATGGCTTTCTATCAATTGATGATTGAATCTGCACCTGAAGAAGTTCTTATCAAAAATGGCCTAACTAAAGATATGAGAGTAACTCATTGGGGTTGGTATTACCCTGTTTCAAACTACATGTATGTTGAAGAAGCAAAGAAACGTTCAATGACTTCTGTTGTTGACGGTATTGCTAAACTCCTCCATGCGTATGAAACACAAAACTTTCCTGCTAAGTTTTATTATAAAACCTGTAGCCATTGTTCATTCTTTGGTATTTGTGATGAAGCACAAACGGATTCGTGGTTATAATGATTAAAGACTTAATACAAGCAAAGGTTCTAGCAAAGGATTGGACATTCACAGAAATTTCAAATCTGAAAGAAACTATTGAAAAACTTTCTAGTAATCTATATTCAGAGATGAGTCTTAGTGAAAGGTTCCAATTGATTCGTGAAGTTAGAATTAACGATGGCTATGTCGGTAGCATGTTTGAAGATGCTATGCGGGATGCAATTATGGCTTCTCTTCAAGGAGAGGTAGCCGGAATTATCAGAGAAATGCTCAATGGAGCAACAGTAAATTTTAGGGGGCAAACACATGAAATTTCCGAGAGAAGTGTGGGCGGGAAGTCACATCAAGAACGCACCACAAATGAGAAGGAAAATCGTGAGGACGAAGAATGATTATACTGAGTTTGTTATGGCTCAGAATAATCGAACTAATGTCTATACTACGGTTTATGACTTTGAACAATTTGCAGAAAAGGCGAAGGTTGAATCCTCAGTAATTCTAGACAGAATCTTTCTAGACTTTGACGCGCATGGAGAACGTTTGAATAAAGCATTCGATGATGTAAAGATTACTATGCAAATGGTAAAAGAACAAGATTTGATGCACACATTATTCTTTTCAGGGAGAGGGTTTCATTTATTCATTGAGGGAGAGCGCACACACGATATTAGAAATATTCAGGCTTATTTTAGAGAAGTCAAAGAGTATATTCAAGGGAATGGTGGAGGCTCTTCTCTCGATGACCGAGTAGGTCAAACTACCCGATTACGTCGTATTCCAAATACTGTGAATATGGCTTCTGATGATGGTCAGGGTAATCCATTATACTGTATCCCTATTTTTTACGAAGACGTGTTTTCTATGAACCTTGAAGATATTTTGTCTTTGGCTCGCAAGCCTAGGATTATTCCCTTCCGAAAGTCGGGTTCTAAGAAGGTTGTCTTCCCCGAACAACCCCCTATTGAGATGGTCGAAGGTGAGGTTTCTGTTCCCCAACACAACGGAAAACTACCCATCCTTCCATGTTTGCACAACGCAACGATGGTGGAGAATCCGGGGCATATGGCGCGTGTTTATCTTGTTCAGTTTTGGCGAGATATCTTGACCAATTGCACGGCACCGCATCTTACTGCGGTATCTGCAAAACCAATTGTTCAAAGAATTATGAATGAAATTGAAGAAGTGTATGGTAAATCCGATGAGGTCTGGATGGATTGGGACCAAGCGGAATCACTAAAGCACGTCAGTTTCACAGTCCGAAATAACAGATACTCTGCGAAGTGCCAAAAGTTAATCGCAGAAGGTTATTGTGTTGGAAAATGTTGGAGGTTTCCAAATGTCTCGTAAAGATGTAATGTTTTATGCTAGAATTGGATTCTATTTAACAGGCACTATTGCTTTTATTTTAGCATCAGTAACGGAGGTAGCACAATGTTAATCATAGATTCAAGAGAAAAAGAAGGTTCAAAACTAGTTAGACTAGTTGAACAAAAAGCAAGAATGCTGCACATTAGAACTGAAAAGAAGTGGATTGAAATTGGAGATTATGTCTTCAACGATGTATGTTTTGAAGCAAAATCCACAACGGATTTCTTAGGTTCGGTTCTAAGTAAAAGAATGTGGACACAAATTGATAACATGGATAGAGCATACCAAACTAATATTGTGATTATCTATGGGACAATTGATGAAGCAATTAACAACGTAATTGAAAATGCACCAAATAATATGCCTATTCACACACGGGCAATTATGCTAAGAAATAAATTCCTAGGAGCAATTGGCAGAATTATTTTAGATATGGACACTAAGCCTCTTTGGGTATCAACTGAAGAGGAAGCATCCGATATCATTACTGCCGTATGTAAAATGCAACCTATGAATAGAGAAACAATTAAACCAAGAATACATAAGAGATTGGCTACGGACGACCTAAGAGTTGATGTTCTTTCGACCATCAAGGGAGTGTCGGAGTCCAAAGCGGAAAAACTGATTGAACAGTTTGGAAGCGTGATGGAGATTGGGGAACAAAAGTCCCACGAAATCACAAGGTTGGAAGGTATCGGTCCAACCGTCGCAAAGCGAATTTTAGATACGTTAAACTCAGAAGATAAGGTGAGAGTATGAATAAAGAAAATGAAGAAAACGAGTTTATGGAACAACTCGTTGGAGAATATGAGAACGTTACAGAAGAAGACTTCGCAATCTATGAAGAAGATGCCGTGATTTCCACGGAGCAGTTACCGAAACTCGCAAGAGAATTCGTTAAAACCGCGCTTCAAGTTTCGCATCAAAACGAAACACCTGCGGCAGTTTCCTTCTTTGTGCTACTTGGGCAAATCTGTAAAGACTTTGTTCACGTTGGCTCGGGAATGAATACAGAAGATACGCGAGTTCACTTTACATGGATTCAAACTTCAGGAACAGGAAAGTCAACTCTTTGGAATTTTGTTGGTCCTGTTGCAGAAAAGGTCCATGATAAAATCAATAATGGTCCGCGTCATCCAAATATGGTCTGGAAAGACCACAACCTGCCTACGCTTTTCAACACTTTCTCTTTGACCGATTATACTGATTCTGTTTTGATTGGTAAGTTTAGCAAAGATATGGGTGAAGAAGGTGAAGAATGGACACGTATTCCGGGCCAATTGGAAGGTTCCGGTCTTGCCCATTGGGACGAGTTTGAATATTCCGGTGTGTTTAAGCCAACTTCGCACAACGAAAAATCTATTGTGTATTTGAATACCTTAATGAATACCCTTGCAGGTGAATCTTGGGTTATCACAAAGGCTCTATCTTCTTTCGACAATCAGGTGATGCATTGCTTTAGTCAACGCTCAGTAATTGCTATGACTTATCCTCCTGAGAATCTTACAGAAGTGATTGCCAATAAGGGTGTTCTTCAGCGTATGCTTCTTTTTGTTAAGGAAGTCCCTGAACATGAACAACACCGTATGCGTCTTGAACAACTTTCTAAGGCAGGAACGTTTGAAGTTGTTAATCAACCAATTGAAGAATTTGCTTCTAAGTTCTATGCAATCTATACGTTGTTACGGAATCACTTTGATGCAAATGGACGTAATCCACAAAAGACTGTAACCTATGCAGATAGTTTTAACGATGCTCTGATTTTTGAATATGAGAACCTTGCTGCTTACATTAACAACACAAGTCCTCACGTTAGAGCAGTAGCGCAAAACTTTACCACCCGTTTGATGAAAATTCTTATGAAGATGAGTGTTCTTTGTTCTATCGCAGAAGCACCACAAATTAAGGATGAAAGCAAGAGGTTCATCGTTACAGGCAAAAATGTCCGTCAATCAGCCCACATCGTCCGACAATGCTATAGCACATTGGTTGCGTGGTTGGAGCAGGGCCTCAAGGTCAAGCGTAGCGCAATCGCAGAAAAATCGTTATTCTCTGTGTTTGTTAAGGTTTATGCAGAACTTCCGAAAGATGAAAGCGGTTTCGTGCCTAAGAATGATTTGCTGAATGGAGTAATGAAGTCCGGTAAAAAGTCTCAGGCTTCTGTCTATAATTACTTCAGAAAGATTCAAAACAAGTTTGAAATGGATAAACAAGGACGCTCAGTATTTATTCGATTAATTGGTGATGAAGAATGAAATGGGAAAACACATATAAGGTATTCGAGGTATCAAAGGGACCAAAGGTCATCATTGAATCTCTTAACACATACGGAGAAGATGGTTGGGAATGTTCGTCTATGGTAACTGTTGCCGGACAGAACATCGTTGTCTTCTTAAAAAGAAAGATTGAGGAAGCCGCACCCGTGGATAAGGAAGAGGCTAAACTCAGCAAACTTTGGGGCGGGAGTGAATAAGAATGAATGTAATGGCGATTGACTTAGAGACAAAAAATATGTCCTATGAAATCGGAGGATTCGGAAATACTCATATGTTTCAGGTTTCAACTGTAACTACTTGGGACGGCTCAAACGGAACTGCTTACGTTGATGAACCCGTTGATTCCTTCGCTAAGGGAGGTCATGTCGTCAAAAGCCTACGTGACCTCAAATACGACCTCGATGATTTTCAAAAGGCAGGAGGCCTTCTGTTAGGCCACAATATTGCAGCGTTTGACCTGCCTATCCTTCGAGATTCTTTGGACATATACTGCATTCGCAAGTATTTAGAGGAAAAACAATACATTGATACTAGTAAAGTGTTACTCAAAGAACATGGTGAGAGATATCGCCTGCAAAACTTAGTGGAATGTTCTTTAGGTGCTTCAAAGACTATGGATTCTGCTGATGCTCCTGCACTTTGGAAAACAGGAGATTATGATACGGTCGTTGACTACTGTTTAAAGGACAGTCAATTAGTCTATGACCTATGGAAATATGGTCAAGAGAATGGAATCGTAAAAGGATTTTCTGTTGAAAAAGAACAATTTGTTGATTTAGGAGTTGATTGGTAAATGTCTACTTGGGAATGGTTAGGATTAATTTTATTCATGCTTATGGTTTTGCTTCTCTTCTTTGCAGCATTCGGTGGTTCTAATATTACCGATGAGTCTGTCGAAGAATACATGACGAGGCTAATGCAAAAGCGTGATAAAGATGGCTCTTAGACAAATTTGTCCTTTTTGCGGTGCTGAAACGCTCGCAAGAAGAATGGTTGCCTTTTATGTAGGAAAGGCCGGACAAATTAAGATGTGGGAGTGCCGAAAGTGCAAAGGCGCATGGTCTAGTGAAACCTCACTAGATACTGTAATAGAACCACTTGGTAATTGAACCAATATAGGGAGGTTGAGGGATAAAACCCTCGGCCTCCCATTTTTTTTGGCTTTTATTTCTTCACATTATTAATTTTTAATGTGAACATATTAACTAGTTTGACTCATAAGATTAAGCCATACAGTTGTAAAGCGTCAATTAAAAGGTCCACCTTTGTTCTGAGATTTCCAATTTCAGTCTCTAAACCTAGTAAATATGCCTGTTGATTCGGTGAAAATAGTTGTGTGGCTCCGGGGTCAATGAATCCCGGCGCAACAGACGTAACGGCAGTTCCGCCCATATTTCCAACAGTCTGTCGAGAAGCAACACCCGTTCCAAAGAAACCAATATTTGAACCATCATGGTCTAAATCACCATTTAATTCAGCGTGAGAAGATACTCTAAATTGCCCTGTAACATCTAATTCAACTGAAGGAGAACTTGTTCCAATTCCTAATCTTCCATTGTGGTCAAGAGTCATATTTACTTGAGGAACAGTCGAAGCACCTGCTGAGTTTGCGGTAGTTGCGAAACCAATAGCCATTCCACCTTTAGTGTCGGCAGTATAAGATTCTCTAGCAACGGGAACAATTGCTGCTAAGAATTTTGGATTTTCAGTAGTAAAGGCACTATCTGTAGACATAAACTTAATTGGAACACCAAACTTTGAAGTGGTATTCATACCGGCAGCGGATAACTCGACGCCGCCCATTGTTCGGGTAAGCGCACTATCACCGGCAGAGGTGTCTTTAATTCTAATGATGTGACCTGAACCCTCAACGTGCAAGGA